AAACGGGGGTTGCTGTCCCGTGTCATCTGCGAATTGATGGTATGCGTATGGAATCCCGACGGATTCAATCATTGTTTTTATCTGCTGTGGGGTCATTGCTCCACCTTCTCTCTGATGCGCTTTTCGACCTCTTTAATTGCCCATTCTTCGACGGGCTTGATGTGCTCAATTCCGCCGACGTTGCGCCCTCCGCCTCTGCGCGCGTGCCCATGCTCTAACAGGTGGGCTATTTGGTATGTCCCGGTCTTGCCGTATACGGTAGCATCAACAGTCGCTGTCGTTTTCTCTACCTTACTGGTCCATCCTCTTGCGTATCTGCCTTTGCGCTTTGGCGATGTCTGGCGCAGTTTCTTCGTGGCTTCTTTGGTGACCTCTTGAACGGCTTCCGCCGCCGCTTTGGAGACCTCAACGGAATAGTCCTGCAAGATATCTCTTACGGCTCTTTCAAGGTCAATTCCCGCCATTGGTGCCGCCTTTCCGCTCAGCGTACAATTCCATCATGTCATTGCGTCCATGATAAGTGCGATAAATGGAGTAACGTTTGTTCTGATACTCCACTAACCACTCCCCCTCATAGTCGCCGAAGAACACGCGGAACACGAATTCCGGGTTAAGACCATTGCGGCCCGCCTCGAAGAACTCAGAGCGAGTCACACTGTCCACCTGACACATCACCTCACGGGGTTCCCCCTCAGTCGCGCGCGGGATCCCTGCCGTATCCTTTGTATACGTGACCGGAATCAGTTTGATTACGTCGCTTCTGTCCATCGTGTGTACCCCGTCTTTGTGCTGAGCTGTGCCTTCTGTTCATCATAGGACGCCTTTAAACGGTCGTAGTTCTCAGGCGCCCCGAAATTCATCAGAAAGTAAGTAATTGCGGCCTGTCTTACAAGGTCGTCGACTTCCGACGGAATAACCACACCAGCGACGCCCAAATCCAACATAGCCGCATTAAGAAGGCGCTCAACTTCCACATCATAATATTTAGTTGTGATTCTTCCCGCCATCTTTGCGGAATAGATAAGGGCCTCATCTACCATAGTCGCCTCCGTCGTTACTGTTTGCTCTCGTTATATGCTTCAAAGTATTTTTTTGTCACGATGCAGCTACCAACATGACCAAGTTCGATATCCGAATCGCACCATATGTCATACCCGCACTGCCGGGCACGCCAACAGAACGCTACGTCTTCCCCGAATCCAATCATCGGGTCAAACATGCGCCCATCAAACTTAGCGGCAACAGACAGCAGCACATCAGTGGACATAAGCACGCCTGCGAATCCGCATCCGCCTACCATGAAGCGACCTTCAGGAACAGACATAAGTGCGGTGTAAGATGCGCCCTTGTCTGTCTTTTCCAACCGGTCAAACAGTGTAGGTGTGTACGGCGGTTTACGGCGAAAACAGAGACCGGTAAGGAAGTCAATCTTTTCTTCCGTGCATACCTTCATCATCCGCTGAAGAAGGTCGGGCCCAAAGACCATATCGGAATCAAGCCATAAAACATAATCTGCCTCTGACTTGATTGCCTGACGCGCAAGGTTGTTCCGCGCGTTATACACAAGCGAACCGACTTCAAAGCCGATCATAGTATCCCCGGCCCTCTGTAAAAGTGCCAGTGACTGACAAAAGAGAGCCGGGACTGTATCCAGTGATGGTACTGCAACAAATACTTTCATGTTCGTTCCCCTTACTTGCTTATATTAGTGGCAGATCTTGACGAATGCCTTCGGTGCGACAACCGCGTGACCAACATACTCTCTGCCGAGAATTCTGATCAGATCATATTCCATCTTTGTCTTGTCGTCGAACTTGATTTCGATTTCCTGTCCGTTCGGGAAGTTAGCCTGTGCGCCGATGCCCAGGTCGCCAACAATCGCATATGTCACGCCAGTTGTAGCAGCGCTGAAAGCGGAGATTGTGTCGTTGAATACAACCGGAAGGCCCTCGAAGGGATCATAACCATAGTTGCCTTCTGCCTGAACCGCCTTGAATGCGCCCCATGTGGACTTGTTCATCATGATGACGGGATTGGAAGCTTCGTCAGACAGCTCTGCAAGTGCCTGAGCCACAAGGCCGAGAGTGACGGTTGTGGCTGTTACCTTCGGAACTGCGGGAAGAGCTCCGGTGGAAGCGGTACCGCATGCCTCGATGTCGGCAACGATAGCATCTGCCAGCTTCTTGGCGATTCTGTAGGTAAGTTCGTCGTAGATATAGTCGAGGAACTCTTCGCCGGCGAGATCATAAACTTCATCAGAGATGGAGATCCATTTCTTGATGCTCTGAGGAACCAGAGTAACGATACCGAGGACAAGCTGTTCTTCTGTCACTGCGCTGTTAGCGGCCTCAGTGTGAACGACTGCGCCAGTTGCGCTAATCTCATAACCGATCTTGACGTTGCCCTTCAGGAAGGTCTTGCGAACGCGGCTTGTGATGCCATCGCGCTCCCATGCAGTGCGGACGCGGCCTTCAACATAAGAAGCTACCGGAACAGTGCCGGATACGTTCTCTGTCAGCAGTGCGCGGCACTCTGCATCGTTGCCAGTTTTGATATAATTTGCATATGCCACGTTGTACTCATGGCTGGATCTAACTTCAGCGTTTGTCATTGTCTTTCTCTCCTCTTTGGGAATCTCTGTGATTACGGCGCCTGCGCCGGTTGCTACTGCGGCTCTGAGTTCTGCCTTCTTAGCGGCGGCCGCTTTACGGGCGTCAAGCTCTGCTGTGATGCCCTTGAATTCTGCATCGAGTGCATCGAGGTCTGCGTCATCCTTCTCGATCTCATCGGGAAGCTGTGCAAGTCTTGCCTCAAGCTCTTCGACGGTCATGTTTGTGAATTCCATGTTTTTACCTCCATAAGAATTCTGAGTTTTTGCTTCTTGCGCTCAATCGCTCTCTGTTCCGCTTTGGCACTCTCCAGTGATGCCTTCGCACTCTCCAGTGCATCCGACAAACCGCGTGCAGTGATTGATGTTGCTTCATATGCCGGGAAGGTCACGGCAGAAACCTCAAAGACTTTGGAGATGCTCCGTATATGTCTTGTCGGGTGCTCGCTCTCGAGGTCTTCCCATATATCCGAATCGACCGTGAACATGAAGGACATTCCGGAAATATCCCCTCTGCTTACTGCCGAATACAGGCTCTTTGCTTCCGCGTTGTTCTCTGTATCAAGGTCAACACGGATGGACATGCCCGCGCCGGGAACAACTTCCATTTGCATGGTTGAATTAGCATTGTTGTTCCTCGACCTTGCCAGCGGGATCATGTCGGTGTTGTGGTTAATTAAAAAACGCACATCACGGAGATCTGTCCCCGCTAGTGCGTCATCATCGATTATTTCGTCGTACCAATCTAAGTTTGTCCGCTCGTTGTACACGATTGGCTGTCCGGTCAAGTAATGACCATGCTCTTCGTTCTGTTCCGCGCGGACCTCAAAGTTAAACGCTCTGATTTCCTTCGTCATCTGTATCGTCCTCCGTCACTGTCATGCTTTGGATTCTGTCACCGTTTCGCAGGTCGTAATATTCGCCTCGAATCGGGATTGCTTCGCCTTTGCCATCGGGCAGAGGTGGAAGCCCCCACACTTCGCGCAATTCGTCGATGCTTGCCATGCCTCTATCTGCCCATCCGTTTGTTACTTCCAGTTTGTCCTTGTTGGTCATGTACTGGATCCTGTTCGCGGTGGCCGTTACTTTGTTACCCTGCGTCTGTTCACGGAAGGTAAACAACATTTTAGTCATCACTTCCGAAAACTGAATAGCAAATGGCTCAATAGCGCCCTCATAGAACGCACTCCATGCGTCGCCGACTGCCTTGTTGGTAAGGATGTCTTCGTTTACGTTGAAGTATTCGTAGACGTTGTCCTTAATGGCCTTCATCTGGTCCGCATCGATCACCCACGGCTTCACATCAATCTGGCGAATGTCCTTGTAAGTGGAAGGGAACAAAAGCAAGCCGCCGCCCTCCGCATCCTTCGCGAAGTTCTCAGAAGTGAACCGCTTCCGCTCATTGGCAAGGTCTTCTGCATTGGTGAAGTTGTTCATCTGTGCCATGAAGCGATATGTCGCCGCGCTCTTAACGCCTTCCTGTATGCCCTGATTCTGTATGTTGATCAAATCCATCGTGGGGAACAATGCGTGGTTGTCTTCGCCGAAGAAATCGTTCTTATACTGGTATTTCGACATCACTCCACAGAATTCCAGTTCTACCGCTGCCGTTTCGCCCCATGAGAATTCGTACCGCAGATACGGGACTCCGCCGTACTGGACAATTTTGGCATTTGACGGAAGCGGTGCATAAATTCCACTAGGTTCTCCGTATTCGTCCCATACGGGCACGATAAAGGCCGTATTGTGCATGTCGAGGATGGTGCTGAGACGATACAGGAACTGGCTCCATGTCTGGAACTGATTGGGCGCGTGTTTGAGTTTCACCTGCAATGCACGCCTTGCGGACCCCTGCGTTTCCACCTTCAATTTGCTGATGTGGGTAGCACGGATTCCAATCGCCGCCCTGACAACTTCACTTTCGTACACATCTCCGCCCCACCTTGTGAAATGCGGGGTGTATCCCGTCAGCAGTTTGTAGTCGCCTTGATACTGCCCTTTCGGTGCGGGCTTATTCTTAAATAACCAGTCAAAGATTCCCATGTTTTTCATTCCTCAATTGTGCGCCTCTCTCCG